ACTTAACAAAGTCATCGAATCCCCGTCCTGTTTCTTTCTTATACTTCATATAAGCTGAAACATCTTCAGGCAAATCTTCACTTTCTTTACGTTCAGCCATTAACTCATCAAATGAGTTTATTTGCTTGTTGTATCTTTTCCCAATATATGAAAGAACATCTTCTTCTTTTAAATCAGCACTTAAATTCGGTGCATTTTCTTGTACATTATTTTCAACAAACTGTATCTCTTGTTGTACATTACTTAATGACTGTTCGTGTTTATCAAGTAATTGTGTTTCTACTTCTTGAACACTTTTTGGTTCAATTACATCTAATGATCTTACTTTATATTCCATTTGATTTGATTTTATTTATACAAAAATATATAAAAAATTTGATATTTTTATCTTGGCGAAAATTCAGACAAGTCAAATCCGTCCAAACTATCTTCATTACTTTCAAAACTCATTGGTGGAAGATTGTTCTTTCTTTGATTAATTAACTTAGATTGCTCTGTATTTTGCTGACTAATTCTACTTGCCTTAGCATCTTCTTTCTTTTGTTCTCTTTGCGTTAAATTATCAACTTCCATTCCACGCAACTGTTGATTATAACCAAACTCTTCAGCCATTAAAAAAGATTTTAACTCTGCTTCCTTTTGCATTTTTTGAATATCAAAGGCAATTTCAGCTTGTTTTATCTGCATCTTAGACTTTGTTTCCATATCAATTGTCTGCATTGCAACTTGTCCTGCCATCTCTTGAGACTTCAATTGTTGTTGAGCAATCATTGCCTGTTTTTGCATTGCCATCTTCTCCTCACGATCTTGAGTCTTAATTCTTTTCATCTTCAACAACTGATTGGCAAGTTTGATATTCCTTATCTCACGTATATCAATTGCATCCTCAAGATTAATATCTCCTTTAGCTAATGCCATTTGAATATTACCTTCAAGTTGTGCCTTTTGCTCTTCATCAGGAGAAATCTCTATAAATATACCAAAGTCATAAATGTAAAGGTCTTTAACCTCATCTAGTATAGACACGTTGTATTTACCAATCTGATTGGCAAACTCATCTTTAAAGTCAGCATATTGCAAGATGTCCCCTATTCTATAAGTTAATGCCTCTGCTAATGAACGGTATATGTACAAAGAACCATCAAGTATATGCCTTGTTGCTGTATTTGAGTTTAATGCTGCTAGTTTTTGTAGACCAACTAATGAGTTAGGGTCAGGATTAGAACCATCTCTTGCTTCATTAAGTCCTGTTACAGACCTAATCATATCCACATAGTGGTTCATATTGGTAATAAGCATCTGAGTCTTAGCTGCTCCTGAGTTAGATGTCAACTGAGTAATAGGAACTCTTGCATTATTAAAGTCACCATCTTGAGTAAAACTCCTACCAATTACACTACCTGTTTGGAAGTATAACCTTAGAGCATCTTCAGGATTGTATGCGTTACCTGTACCTAAATCAATCTCACTTAGTCCATCTGCATCTATAAATACACCATCAGGCACTGTACGTGCAATAACTTGTTGTAATTTTAAATGAGTTATTTGAATCAAGTCAGCAAATGGTATCATCCTGCGACATAAAGACTCGATAACACCCTTATACATACGTGGCGCACAAGCTACATAGTTTGGCAGAGCGTGTTGAGTAGATGACTTTGGACGAACCATATTCTCAGATAGTCTCCATTGCAGTAACATACTTGTACCCATTACCATTATACCTTCATACCAAACATCAATTGTCTTCTCAATCTTTTCAAAGTTCCCCTCTTCCATCTTATCAGCCGGAGGATTAAATGTATCATCTTTCTCAATTACACGAGAGCCACCACCTTCAAAGTTTTTCTTTTTATATACTACTTTTTTAGTGGTTTTATAGTTAAAGTATAATAATGTACACGTGTCTCTATGGAACATACTATTCTCATAAAACTGAGCAACATTAAAATAATCATACCAAGCCTGACTGTATTGGGTAACTTCTTGTAAATCTTCTTTAGTTAAAGATTGGTCAATTTTCATCAACTCAAGTATTGGAACAGTTTTAATCTCTCCCCAATAGAAACAATCTTTAAAAAACGGGTCTTCAGTGTAACTATAAACAATATTAGCCGGGTCAACGTATGAGATTTTAACACCTGATCCTTGTAAAAACTCGTGTTTTGCTACTCCAATACCAATTACAGTTACATCATAATCTATTCTTTTACGAATGTCATCATAATGATTGGCATCAAATAAAGTATTAATAGCTTCTTCTTCTGCAATCTCAAGAGCAGGTTTGAAGTTAAGTTGCATATATAAAGACAATTCCTCATCAGTCTCAGGCAACTTATCAGGGTCCATCATAAATGTATCAACACCTGTTTTCTCTTTAATAGTTGATAAGATGTCTTTAGAGATCATTTGAGACTCAACCATATCTTGGTACTTACTCCTTTTAGCTTGAGACATTGCATCTTGTGCGTAAGCCTTTACCTTAAAGAGTCTATTTGACATACCATTGACAACAATGTCAACAAATTTAGGGATGATTGGAACGGGAGTCCAATCTAAATTCAAATAAGACAAGTCTCCATCAATTGCCAATTCATTTTTATATTTAGCAATTGACTGTTCTCCACGTGCATATAGTCTTACTCTACGAAAGTCTCTCCACTGACTATAGTATCTACAAGAACTTCCGTCTTTTCTGAACCACTCATATTGGATACTTTGACCAATTTGTAATCCAAATTCTTGTGACGCTTTTTCTGCATCAGTTACTAACTGACTTGGAAAAGATGTTGCGTTTATTGATACTGTTATATTTTTCATCTCATCAATTGACTTGTTGTTCCATCATTTGTATACTTGGCGAAGTTAATAATTAATTTCGACTCTTTTTTCTCAGGCATATACATATGTTTCTGATTTGCCATTATGCATAGTCCTGAACTAATAGATGCATCGAACCTTGTCCTGTCATTAATATCAAATCTTGCCCAATCTTCTAGTGTCCTTGTAAATGGCATTGTACCCATTTGCTCAGGGTCTCTGTACTTTGCTTCTAAGTCCATTCCTACAAACTTCTCTATATATGACTCAATAGCAGATGCGTGTGCTTGCTTAACATCTTCCGATGAGTTAGGGATACCCCCAAGTTCACGTTCTGTCTTTGATAACTTCATTAGTTGCTTATCAGGTCGGTTTAAACTAAAGCCTCTGTACCCTCTATTTTTAATGTGATATAAAAGCCTTGGCTTATTATTTTCTACTAAGATAGGCATTCCGTAGAACACACAAGCCATTAATACTTCTTCAAAGAAGATCTCTGCTGTCTGTGGACGGGCAACATATTCTAAAAAAAACTCATTTGCAGGAGCATCATCCATATGGAACTTGGTCATTCCGTGTAGTGCTCCATTAGACCCACGTCCTCCAACTACTGCTGATATATCATAGGAGTCACAACCAAATGACCCAATATGCTCGTTGCCGGGATACTTAATCCCATTTCTTATATGAACATTATTCTGCATATGCTTTGGTGGAGACCAACTGATGTTGAATCTACCACGCTGTTCGGGAGTCCATATAACTTGTGTGTCCTTTATACCATCCTTCCAATAGAAAGACCCACGTGTCATATAGTGATCCTTTATCATTGAGTCATTGTAGTCAATCTGTTGGTAAATCTTAGTAAGGTTAAACAAGGCTTGTTTGCTCTCGTCCCTAAATGCGTGAGACTCAGTTCTAGGAAACTGACGATAAAACTCATTCAGTGCGTCTGCATCGCTTTTTAAGGACTCAACCTCCGCTTCCCAATAGTCTACTGCCCCATTCTTAATAAGATTGCCATCTACCCCTAGAATCGGCTCTATTGGCTTCTTAAACACAGGCATCCCGTATCTATCTATAAATCCCTCCATATTCCACTCCATTGGAATGAATAGTGCATATAGTCCACTTTTAGTCTGCCCATTGGCATTGCGGTTAGCTACCCTTGAGTCCTCATAAATGTCTTTATAGTTTTGTCCTCCTTTTGATAGTGCATTTGAGGTTGACCCCATCATACACTTGCCTATAATCTTGCTACCTAAACGTAAACACGTTTTGGTTACACGCCAATTCTCTTTAATGTTTACAGGCTTTGTCCATTTTGCACTTTCGTCTTGAGCCAAGAATAATAGCTTTTCTCCATCATAGGAGTTGTCTTCAGTATTCCTCCAATCTATTGATGTATCTAAACCTTCAACATCATTATCATTGGCATCATACATATTCTTTTTAGTAATTTTTGATGCCGGAATACGGTACGCTAACTCAGCCTTTGGCTTGTCCATACCATCCATAATAGGCTTAAAAAAGAAAGGTAGTCTGCTGTTAATAGGAACAACTTTATCTGTAAACATTTTTTTAGCATCCGTTCCTGTTTTTGACAATATGCCTATACGAGCATTACGTGCAAGTGTTCCTATATTAATACACTCAGAGGAAGACATAAAAGAGAACCCTGAACGCCTTATTTTTAAGTATATCATACCAAATGATCGTGTATCAGCACGACAAGCCTCCCAAAATATCCAAAATATCCTATTGGCTTCACGGAAGTCAGGATAACCCACATCAATACTTGCCCATTGCAGGTACATATAATGCGAACCTGTTATGTATGTTGGCATTCCATTATTCATAAACCAAAAGCCTTGTTCCCTATAGTCAAATTCTTGCTCGATGTAGTCTACCCAAAGATCTTTAAATTGCTTTGGCTTCTCATTCCATTGGAATATTGACTGAATCTTTGTTAATTCTTTTGGAGTCTCCTTACGCTCCCAATACTGTTCTTTTTTAGATGCGTTTCTTTGAAAACACTTGTCAGGCATTGGAGGCAAGGCTACTTGTAGTCCTGCTATATCTAATATTTGTCCTATCTGTCCTGTCTTTGAAATGACAATTACATTATATTGGTCATTATACCCATATAACCACGACCTTACCCTATTTTTATTAGTGATAACGGCTGTAGGTATACAATCTTCAAGTAACCTATATAGATTATTGTTTTGACCTTCTTTCTGCAAATCCTTGTTTTGTATCTGTTTTACTTACTCCATTGCGTATTGAGTCAATGTTTTCTCTTTCTAGTTCTATCCTGTTCAGTATCTCAAATGCATCAAATATGGCTAGTTTCTTAGTCATTGCTGCATTCTTTAATTTATCCGCAGCTAGTTCATCCTCAGCATTTGTCTTTATAATATCTTCCTCTGCAACCTTTATTAGTTGCTCTACTGCCTTGTGACCTGCCTCTATAATCTTTAACTTTATTTCTCTTGAGTCTCTTATCATAACTGTTTTAAAAATATTATTTGAACTAATCTTGCAGCCTCACCTTCACCAAAGTTCTCTAAAATGTTTCGTGAGTGTGGCGCATCAGCATTAAACGCTATCATACGATTAAACTTGGAGTACATTGTAACCAATGGCTTATTGTCTTTGTCGTAGATAGTTGTGCCATTAT